ATTATCGCTATCGACCCCGGCAACACCCAGTCTGGCTACTGCGTGATTGATCGCAGCACCCTGCGCCCTCTGGAATTCGGAAAAATCGACAATGCAGAGTTGCTGCAAAAGCTTTCCTCTGCCGGGGCACAGGGCTGGCGGTGGGCGGTCATCGAGATGGTGGCCTCCTACGGAATGTCGGTAGGCCGGGAGGTGTTCGATACCGTCCTCTGGATCGGCCGCTTCTACCAAGCCCTGAACGCCTGCTGCCCGGTACGGCTGCTGTGCCGCATCGAGGAGAAGCGACACATCTGCCACAACACCCGCGCCAATGATGCCGCCATCCGGCGGGCACTCATTGACCGATTTGCAGACCACGACCTCAAAAATGGCCGTGGTACAAAAAAGAACCCGGATTTCTTTTACGGCTTCAAAGCCGATGTGTGGGCAGCCTACGCTGTGGGCCTGACCGCCATTGAAAACCGGGATAACGATTATCATTTTTCTGCTACTTGAAAGGAGCACATACCATGGATAGCTACGAAAACGAAGCCTCTAAGTTCGCCGCCCAGCGCACAAAGCTGAAGAACATCTGCGAGGCACACGACCTGACCTACACGTTCATCAAGAACAGCTACCCCATCAAGCTGATTATCCGCCCTATCAAGGGCGTGGGCGAACAGATGTCCATGCTGGAAACCGCCAGCGAGGACAGCTACATCTCCCCGGATGCCTACCTCCTGTTTACCATGAAGGATGGTGTGCTGGTCTACCGCATGAGCAAGACCTTCACCATTGAGGATGCCCTGTTCGGCAAAATCAAGAACATCTTCAAGAATATGCACTCCTACTACTGCCAGTTCTTCTTCCGGGATCTGATCGAGAGCGGCCGCCTGAACGCCATCGGCGGGAAGATGCCGGAGATCCCTGAAACCGAAGCCAAGGAGCCTGACCTGCCGCCGGAGGCCGAGCCGCTGGAGGAAGTCGATGCCGAGGAACTGGACGATGCGGAGGAACCCGCAGCCGATGAACTGACCAAGGCCACCGAGATTGCCCGGCAGAACGGCGGCGTTACGCAGGCCATGCTGGAGCAGCAGATGGGTGTGACCGCAGAAAAGGCCATCGCGCTGCTGGATGATATGGAATCCGCTGGTGTGATTAAGTTCTCCAACGGCCACTACACCATCGCCGCTGCTGACAGCGAGGAGGAGTAACCTATGGCAAAGGCAGCAGTGACCCGCAGCATCCGGGATGACCACCAGAAAATCTTCCTCAAAATCTTCAATAGCCTGACTGGAAAGCATAGCCGCTGGGAGATTTGGGAGGACTTCGTCACCCTGACGGCCATCGAGATCTCGAACAGCACGGACAAGGTAAATGCCCCAGAGCGCACTAAGATGTATCAGACCATCGTTTCCAAATACTCCGCCAAGGAGCGGGACGGCATGGTTGAAATGCTGGCTGAGGTAATCATGGGCATGGAGCAGAACCCCGACCAAGATTTCCTTGGTTCCCTGTACATGATGTGCGAGTTGGGAAACGACCACGCCGGGCAGTTCTTCACTCCCTACGATGTGTGCCGCTGCATGGCTGAGATTACGTTTGACCCGAAGCTGCACCCGGACATGGAGGGCTTCATCTCGGTATCCGACCCGGCCTGCGGTGCTGGAGCCACGCTGCTTGCCTTTTTGAACGTTTGCAAAAGACGGAATATCTGCTACCACAACAAAGTCCTTGTCATAGCCCAAGACATTGACTTCATCGTTGGGCTGATGTGCTACATCCAGTGCAGCTTCATGGGCTGCGCTGGATATGTAGTCATCGGTGACACACTCGTGAATCCGGCAACGGCCTACGACAGCCGCGGATTGCTGCCCGCAGGGCCACAAAATCGTATCTGGTATATGCCGCTCTTCTCAACTGACGTGTGGTATATGCGCCGCCAGATAGCGCAGATGAACCTACTGTTTGAACCGAAAGTCGAACCAGTAGAAATCGAAAAAGCAGATACTAAGCCCGCAAATTTGCAAAAATCTATCAAATCAGCACCCAAAGAGCCTGAAAAACAGGACTTTAAGGAAACCAGAAACGGACAACTCACATTTTTCTAACTCGAATTGAGAAAGGAGTAATCACTATGGCAGATATCACTTATATCCCTATCCGGCAGTTGCATCCGCACCCGGATAATCCCCGCAAGGAGCTGGGCGACCTGTCCGAGCTTGCCGCCAGCATCAAGGAAAACGGCGTGTACCAGAACCTGACCGTCATTCCGGGGCACTACCTTGGCAAGCAGGAGTACATTGCCCGGTGCATTGCCGATGGCGGCGCCGCCTCTGCTGCCGAGGCGGCATGGACACCCAAGGCCGTGTGGTCCAGCGAGGACTACACCATCATCATCGGACACCGCCGGGCGGCTGCGGCGCAGCAGGCTGGCAAGTTTGAATTGCCCTGCTCTGTGGTCGATATGACCGAGAAAGAGCAGCTGCAAACCATGATGGTGGAGAATATGCAGCGGTCTGATCTCACCGTCTACGAGCAGGCGCAGGGCTTCCAGATGATGCTGGACATGGGCGATACTGTGGAGCGCGTCGCAGACCGCTCCGGCTTCTCTCAGTCCACCATCCGGCGGCGCATCAAGTTGCTGGAACTGAACCACGACAATTTCAAAAAGGCAGAGCAACGCGGCGCAACCCTTTCCGATTTTGTTGAACTTAACAAAATCGAGGATTTGGATGCCCGGAACCGGGTGCTGGAAACCCTCGGCACGGCTAATTTTAACCGTGAGATGCAGAACGCCTTGTCTGACCAGAAATACCAGCACAGAAAAAATGAATGGATCGAGCAACTTCGCCAATTTGCCGTGGAAAATCCTGATGCCGATTACAGCTCTCACACGCACGTTGCTGGGTACGGATATTGGAACACTAGCAAGGACGTTGAAGTGCCGGACGATGCCGATAGCGTAGCGTACTGCTACAAGGTCAGCCAAAACCAGATTGACCTCTACAAAGAGCGTGACTTGGAAAAAGAGAATGCGGAAACGGCCAAGCGAGAGGAAAAGCGGCAGCAGGAACAGTTCTACAAGGATCAACTTGCCGCCCTCACAAACTATATGTTTGAACTGCGCCGGGACTTTGTGACGCAGCTTTCCACGGCAGAGTGCAAAAAGCATCTGGGCGAAATCGTCCGCTTTGCTGTGGATGCGTTCGATTCAAATTACGATGGCGAGTTGACAATCAAGCTGCTGGGCGTTGCTCCCCCGGAAACGGACGGCGTTGACCTGCTTGATTATCTGGAAAGCACTTCGGTGTTCAGCGACCAGCCGGAAAAGGCACTGCTCTCCTTGGCCTATTCGGCTGCTGACGATGGCAGCAACGGATACTGGGGCTGGGTCTGGAAACACGACTACCAGAGCGGCGGGTACGGCTGGGAGGAAAACGACAGTCTCGACGCTATTTACACTCTGCTGGTGGCTTTGGGCTATGAAATGTCTGACGAAGAAAAGGCGTTGCAGAACGGAACCCATGCCATCTTTTCCACCAATGCCCCTAAAAAGGCAGATGTGCCCTGCGAACGTTGCAAGGCGGCGCATCCCGGATGCGACAAGTGCTGCAAGACCTGTGATGACCACTGCAATGCGTTCCAGCTGTGCAGAGGGGAGGATGTAGAAGGTGTCTGATCCGAAAGAGTACGCTGACCGCCTGAAATTTGAAATTGAGGCTGCCGACTTCCTGACGACCGAAGACCGGGAGATGGTCTTTGACCTTATCGAAAAAGTGCTGGGTGACGACAATGCCTGACCAAATCTTCATCGACGTTGCGCTGCTGGCTGTGGGTGTGGCAATCGGCGCCCTGCTGGGTGAAACCAGCCGCCAGCAGCATGACCGACAGTTATTCCGGGAGTATATCAACTTCATGGCTGAATCGGAACACAAAAACGAACTGCTTTTTCGGGAAATAATTCGATTTCAAATCGAGAAGGGAATAAATCATGAGGAAAAAGAATAATCGTAAGCCGCTGCCCGGTGCTAGTGGGTTACTTCGACTGCGGTGCAAGTGCTGCGGCAGGGAATTTGGCACATTCCTGCATATCCCGCAGGTGAGCATTGGGTGCCATTGCGGCGCGACCATCAGCTTGGAAGGGCTGTGTGCATACGAGTTTGACTGCGAATGCTGCGGGGTACATACCTATGGCCTCACCAATATGACAGATGCAGATCTGACGATTCCTTGCCGCTGCGGCAATCCGATCACGATGCGCTGGGATCCCTCCACGCGCCGGTATAAGGAATGAGGTGAAAGATATGTGGCAGATTTTCACGGTCATCGGGCTGGCAGCTGGGCTGTTCATGTGGGGCCTGTGCGCAGTTTCCAGCAACATCAGCCGCAAGGAAGAAAAGTCCAGTGGGGAAGGAAAAAATGAAAATCATCACAGTTAAGCATGAGGTTTCGCCGGGGTATGGAAAATGTGAGTTCGGCGGAGATTTTTGGGGCAAAGAGGTATGCAAATACTATGCACTACGCACCCAAACTCACGGAAACAAGGCTCCGCCTGAATACAGGAAGCCGAAGTGCCTGCTGTTCAACTGCTGGCTCGAAGAGCCGTACAAAAAGTGCGAACCCTGCCGCAGGGCGTGCGCGGAGGTTGACGAAAAGTGAAAGCAGTTCTTTTGAGCATCCGGCCCGAATGGTGCAGCCGTATCTTTTCGGGCTGGAAAACGGTGGAAATCCGTAAGACAAGACCGGTCTCGTTGAAAGAACCTTTTAAGTGCTACATATATTGCACGAAAGGAACGAAATTTTTCTGCTGGAAAGCCGTTGACCATTTATATTTCGACGATAGGCCTCATAAGCTATTCGACCGCAGGGCTGACGGAATGGTTGTCGGCGAATTTATCTGCGATGACATCCGACGCATTGGCCCTGAATACTGTGTCGTCAAAGAAGATATCGAATCTGCAATTGCTGGAAGCTGTCTCACAGTACCGCAAGTCAAAGACTATGCCGGATGGAAGTCCGGGATGAGTTATGCAGATTTGAAAGACTTGTATGGCTGGCACATTTCCGACCTGAAAATTTATGACAAGCCGCGCGAGCTGCGGGCGTTTACGGGCTTGCTAAACACGCGGTTTGGTGTGCGGCCTGTGGAAGCGCAGCGACCGCCCCAGAGTTGGTGTTATGTGACAGAAAGGATGGACGAATGAACTGCCTGTCCTGCGAGAACTACATACCCCTTGACCCGCCCATCCGGCGAACCGATGCCCACGGCCAGACCTACGAAGTGCCGGGCCTGTGCAAAATCGGTGCAGACCACATAATTTGTGGCCTTCCGGTCTACAAACCTACCGCGAGTTGTGATAAAATAGCAGAAGCACCGCCGAAAGGCGGCAGCTGAAGTGCATACGGAGGTAGGTTGTGACCATTCAGGAATTGTCCAAGTATTACGACATTCAGACGGCGCTCGAAAAGGATCGGGAGGTTTACGATAATCTGCGACAGAAAGCAGGTCCGGCCTCCCCGCAACTGACAGGAATGCCCCATGTTTCTGGTGTCAGGGATAAGGTCGGAGATCTGGCCGTAGAACTGGCGGACATGGAAGACCGCATTCAGTACTTAGAGGCGCAGGCCCAGACGGAACGGCTCAAAGTAGAGGCGTACTGCCGCAGCATCATGGATGCCCGGCTATACCTTATTTTCCGGCTGCGGTTCGTCCGCTGCCTGACGTGGGCGGAAATCGCCGGGAAACTCGGAAAGTGCTACACTGAAAATGGCGTATCCCGGATGGTCTACAATTATCTTTCCACACATTGATTGAGAGGCTCTGCCAAGCGCAGGGCCTCTTTTTTGTCTGAAGGTAAAGGGAGATGCCGGCGGATAATGGCGGACGGTTTGACATAGTGGCGGATGGCGGCGGACGATGGTAGACTGTTTGACATCGTAGGAGATGATGGTACACGCTTTGACATGAATGTAGATGACAACAGATAGAACCTGTGATATTATTAGGCTGCAAAATCCCAATCAAGCCAAGCGGCACTCACTATTTCCGGTGAGCGCCGCTATTTTATTGCACCGAAAGGAGGATATCCGTGCCGTGCGTTGCTCCTTTGCGCATGGCATCACCGCTGTACTTTGAAAATTCGGGGTGCAGCAAGCCGGGCACTTCGCCAGGCCCGGCCCAAAGAAGGAGTTTTCCGAATGTATCAGAAAATCAAAAACAAGTTCAAAGCAAACCCCACTCTGTTCTATGCCTGTTCCATTGTCGCATCATGGGCAGGTGTGGGCAGCCTCATGAATTTTCGGACAATCGCGCTGAACTATGGTGCAGTTCCGGCAATCATCTGGGCGGTGTTCAACTCGCTGGCGTGTATCACGTTTGGCCTGTTCGTTGACCGCATCCCGGATATCCGGCGCATCATGCAGAGCAAGGTGATGTTCTACTTCATCGGTCTGCTGACGCTGTTCCAGACATGGACGCAGATGTCCGGCATTTATGAAATCTTCGGTGACACCCCGATTGGAACAAAAGGCGGCATGGCTATCGTGTACGTCACCTGTGTAGCATTCCTGATTATGCTACTCAAAGATGGCATGATCCGCAACGTACTGTCTGATGGCTTTTCGTGGGTGGTTGTTTACGGTCTGCTGGCTGTGGTGGTAGTTGCTGCGCTGGTCTACACTGGCGGCGCATTTACCTCCATCGAACCCGGCGTGAATGCTACTGGCATCAAGGCCGGTGTGTACAATGGACTGCTTCTGCTGCCCGGTCCCTTTGCCTGTCCGTATTATTATTCGTTATTCGAGTACAACGACAAGAATGCGGACGGCACTCGGCGCGGCAATATGAAAAAGTCCTTTGTGCTGGCCGGTGTGATGTTCGGCATTTACATGGTGCTGGCCGCGCTGCTCACATGGGTACATTTCAGCCCGGTGCTGAATGTCATGAAAGCTATCCTGATCACCGTCATTGCGATTTCCTCTCTGTCCACCTACCTTTACTGTGAGTATCTGGTGTTCGGCAAGAAAGCCGGTTTCGCGCTGGATGTTTTCACGGTGGCCTCGTGGCAGATCCTGATTCCGCTGGGGGTTATGGGCATCTGGCAGCTGATGAGCACGATTCGCATCTATGTGGTCATGGCGGCGATCTTGTTCTCCATCGTGCTGCACCTCGTTTCGGATGAAAAGGAGGGCGCACGATGAAAAAGGTCTTGGGCAGAAAACAGGTCAGCCGGAACGCCGACTGGCTGGCGGCGATGCAGCACATCGAGGAATTGATCTCACAGGATGAAGTCAATGCCTTTGAAAATGCTGCGGTCGAACGTATCATCAACGCTACAGCAGGAAAGAGCGCGGCCTATGCGTGGAGCGCCGGAAAGGACAGCATCGTCCTCGGCAAGCTCTGCGAAAAAGCTGGCGTGAAAGATTGCTTCTTTGGCCATTGCGAGCTGGAATTCCCGGAGTACCTCTCCTGGGCTCTGGAAAACGCCCCGGCCGGCTGCGAAGTCATCAATACTGGCCTGAACCTTGAATGGCTGGAAAAGCACCCGGAGCTGCTGTTCGTGAACGACGCAAAGCGCCTGAACATCTGGTATGGGCTGCTCCAGCGCCGTGCCTTCTCGATTTATTTCGAGGAACACGGTTCGGATATGCTGCTGGTGGGGCACCGGGCTATGGACGGAAATAATTGCGGAAAGGATTACACCATCCGCAAGAAATCCGGCGAAACTCGGTATGCACCTATTGCAGACTGGCCGCATGAGGCTGTTCTGGGCTATATCCACTATCATGGTCTGGCGCTGCCGCCGACGTACCAGTGGGAAAACGGTTGGGTCTATGGTCCTACGCCGTGGCCCATCTGGGGAGAACCGGCAACGGCCGAGGATGGCTTCAAGCTGATTTTCAGCCTGTCGCCGGAAGTCGTCCGTGCTGCCGCAGAGGTCATTCCTGCTGCCCGAACTTTTCTGGAAGGGAGGGCTGGCAAGTGATTATCACGCAGAAGAAGCTCTCCGAACTGCATAAGCCCGCCCGCAACATCCGCCGGCATTCTGAAAAGCAGCTGACCGAATATGTCCGCAGCATTAAAATGTTCGGACAGGTTAAGCCGCTGGTCGTGGCCGAAGATGGTGAGATCATCGCGGGCAACGGCCTGTACGAAGCTCTGCTCCGCATGGGCTGGGAAACCTGTGACTGCTATGTGATGGCTGGTTTGACTGATGTGCAGAAGAAAAAACTCATGATGGCTGACAACAAGGTCTATGAGCTGGGCTTTACGGATGTTGATGTCATCGAAGAACTGGTCAAGGAACTGGACGGGGATGTAGACGTCCCCGGCTGGGATGCTGACCTCTTGGAAATGCTCAACAGCACCGAGGCCGAAGTGGACGAGATCGTGGATTCCTACGGCACGTTCCCGCAGGAAGAAGTTTCGGCTATGAGCCGCCATCAGGTGGAAGAACACGTTCCTTATGCGGAAACACCGTCTTATTCACCCGCCGCCCCTGTGTATAGCGCTCCTGCGGCCTCCGCGGCCCCTCAGCGGGCTTCTGTTGCACAAGAGCTGTCTACACCTTCCGAACCGCAAAACACTGCTCCGGTATACGAGAGCCAGCCTCAGCGCCGATACATCCGGTGCCCGAAATGCGGCGAGATGATAGAGGTGAGCTGATATGCCGGTGAAAGTAGCAGAAAGCAGCATGAATGTTTTGCAGGCTGCGAAGATCCGCATCCGCAATGTGTTCACCAACGGATGCAAAATATATCTGTCGTTTTCATCAGGCAAGGACAGCCTGTGCATGGCCAGTCTGGTGTACGACATGATACGCGCCGGCGAAATCAGCGCCAGCCAACTGACGGTGACGTTCATTGACGAGGAAGGGCTTTACCCCTCCATGGTAGATGCTGCATACCGCTGGCGGCGCAACTTCCAGTCTGTCGGAGCAAAGTTCCTCTGGTTCTGTCTGCCGTTCAAACAGGTGTGCGTCATAGACCATCTGTCCAGCTCTGAGTCGTGGATAACATGGGAGCCGGGCAAGGAGAACGTCTGGATGCGCCAACCGCCTGATTTTGCTATCCGGTACAGTCCGTATCTGAGCTATCCCGGCGAGATGAACTATCAGACGTTCTGTGAGAAAGCATTCCGCGATGGCATTCAGCTGGTCGGCCTGCGCACCGCAGAAAGCCTGACCCGGTATAAGTGCATTGCCAATACGAAGATGGACCGTATCGGGAAAGGTGGGAAGTTCTATCCCATCTATGACTGGACAGACAGCGACGTGTGGCTGTACATCAAACTGCGCAAGCTCCAGTTCCCGGAAATCTATATGCGGCTGTACGAGGCGGGGGTCCGAAAGAACGCCCTCCGGCTGTGTGCTTTTTTCGGGGATACCAGTACACAAGGGCTGCGCTGGGTAGCTGAAACAGACCCCGACCTATGGGAACGGATACAGAGGCGCGAACCAAACGCCTATCTGGTCCTGCTCTACTGGGATAGCGAAATGTTCCGGCGCAGTACCCGCAAGCGGCGTGAGCTAGAAGAGGGAACAGAGCAGAAGGACTACAAAGCCCTCTGCAAAGATATCCTCTTTCTCCACCCGGAACGGTACACCATCGCCAAGGACACGCTGTCCCACCTGCGAAACTGGCAGGGCTTGTTCATCAAGACCTACGGCATTGCAGAGCAGAAGCACTACAAGACCATGTACGAGGGGCTGCTGTATGGAGATCCCAAGCTGCGCATCCTGCGTATCCTGTGGACCACCATCTACAACGACCACAACGCAGCCATCAAGGAGGCCCAGAATGGAAAGCATTGACTTGTTTGCCCCGCTGAATTCCCTTCGGTGGGTAGAACGTGAGAAAATCCACGCGAATGATTACAATCCCAACAAGGTGTCGGAAGACAACCTGAAGCTGCTGGTGCAGTCCATCCTGACAAACGGTTGGACGCTGCCCATCGTGGTGCGGCCGGATGGAACTATCATTGATGGTTTCCACCGCTGGACCGTATCAGGCAGAGAACCGCTGTTCTCTATGCTGGGCGGGAAGGTGCCGGTCGTGGTTGTTGACCATCACGGAAACGAGGATGCTGATGTATACGGCACCATCACCCACAACCGCGCCCGTGGTACCCACCTGTTGGAGCCGATGAAGGCCATTGTCAAAAAGCTGCTCGATGAGGGCAAGGATGTGGACGAGATCGGCAAGCAGCTGGGCATGAAACCGGAGGAAATCTTCCGTCTGTCTGGTTTTACCCGCGACGAGTTCTTGGACATGATGACGCAGGACCATCCGACGTTCTCCAAGGCCAAAGTAATCAGGAGCATATAAGTCTGTCCCTTGCCAGCATCCCTACTGGTGAGGGCTTTTTACTGACGGGAATAAAGAAAGGAAACATCAAGATGGATTCTAACAACTTTACCGCGTCCGCGATCGCCGCGGTCGTGTGCCTCCACAATGCAAACGCCGAGCTGAAGGGTACTCCGAAAATCGGGGTAACTGATGTGTACGTTGTCTGGAACTGCAAGACCCTCCAGAACAACAAGGCGCTGCTAGCCACCACCGTTCCGGACGGTATGTATTATGAGGCTACCTACAACGGCGACAAGAAGGAACTGTATCTGGATGCCTATAAGAAGGTCCAGAACGTGTGCATCGAGGACGAGGGCTAAGCGTGGAACCCCTCACAGATGGGGAAGAAGGTGGTGATGTGCCAAATGAGAAAAATCTGGTGTCAAATGGGCAGCGAACGCCGAATGAACGCCGAGAAAACGCCCGAAAAGCCGGGAAAGCATCTGGTGCAGCCCGTAGGCGAAAAAAGCAGGCCGCCCAATATATGCGGATCCTCATGGAAACCGCTGCAACGGAAGAGCTTGCCCAGAAGTTGCAGGAGCAGGGCTTCGATGAAGAGGACTGCACTTACGCCGCGGCACTTGCTTGGAAGATGCTCATGCAAGGCTTGAAGGGCAACGTCAAGGCTGCTTCTCTGGTGTACAAAATCGCAGAGCAGGCAGAAGCCGCTGAGGCCGCAGAAAAGGAAAAACGTGCCGCCAAGCGCCGGGCAAAGCAGGAGCAGCAGGAGGCCGCAAGCGACGGTTTCTTAGAAGCTATCGCCGCAGCGGCCGCGAATGCGTTCCCTGCTGGCGATGATTCCTCTATGCTGCCGGAACCGGATGACGAAACGGAGGAGGACGAGGATGCGCCGACTTCGTAGAGCAAAGCCGTTCCAATGGAAAGCACTCAGTCAGAAGCAGATGCAAACGCTGGTCTGGTGGTCGCCGCAGAGCGCATTCTATGACTACGACGGCATCATTGATGATGGGGCTATCCGAAGCGGAAAAACCGTCACCATGGGCTTTTCCTTTGTTTCTTGGGCAATGACCTGTTTTGACGGTGAGAGCTTCGCCCTCTGCGGCAAGACCATCGCCAGCCTGCGCCGCAACGTGCTGGGCGTACTCAAACAGCAGCTGTTGGGCAGGGGATATGAGGTCATCGAGCACCGAGCAGACAACTTCTGGGAGGTGTCCAAAGGCGACAAGAGCAATGAGTTCTATTTCTTCGGCGGCAAGGACGAAAGTTCGCAGGATCTGATACAGGGTATCACGCTGGCCGGTGCATTCTTCGACGAAGTGGCACTGATGCCGGAGAGCTTTGTCAATCAGGCGACCGCCCGCTGTTCCATCACGGGGTCAAAATACTGGTTCAACTGTAACCCGGCGGGTCCGCAGCATTGGTTCTACCAGAAGTGGATTCTGCGGTGCAAAAAGCGGCGGCTGGTGTACCTCCACTTCACGATGGAGGACAACCTGACGCTGGATGAACACATCAAAGAGCGATACAGGAACCAGTACACCGGCGTGTTTTACAACCGCTACATTCTGGGGCTGTGGGTCAAGGCTGAGGGGTTGGTCTATCCCATGTTCTCGCGGGACAAGCACATTGTCCACGAGGAAATACCCTACAATCCACGGCACCGCTATTATGTGTCCATCGACTACGGCACCCACAATCCCTTTGCTGCTGGGCTGTGGGACTATGACCCGGTGAGCCACCGCGCCATCATGGTGCGGGAACTGTACTACAAAGGCGGCAGCGCCAACCGTGTGGACAACGAAGCCTACTACAAGATGCTTCGAGAGCTGGCGAGAGGTTTCAAAATCGAATACATCATCATCGACCCGTCGGCATCTTCCATGGTGGAAACGATCCAGAAGTATGCCGAGTGGCTGGTGGTCAAGGCTGACAACGACGTGCTGAACGGAATACAGGATGTGACCAAGTACATAAACATGGGTCTCCTGCTGTTCCACGAAAGCTGCAAGGCAACCTTCCGAGAGTTCGAGCAGTATTCGTGGGACGAGGATTCCGACGAGGATGCCGTCATCAAGGAGTTTGACCATTCTATGGACCAAGTCCGGTACTTCTGCCGTACGGCGCTGCGGGCAGAACTGAAGTGGGTCGCATGACAGGAAAGGGGGTGAACTGCTGTGAGTTTCATTTCCCAATTATGGGGGAGGATAAAATCTATGTTTATTCGTACCGACATCGGAAAGACCTTCGGCGTGGAGCTGATTCAGTCCTCCGAGATGAACGCAGCGCTGGAGCTGTGGGATAATATTTCCTCTGAGCGCCCGCCGTGGCGAAATGCGGAGGACGATATCAAGCCCTACAACATGGGCAAGCATATCAGCGACTACCGTGCCCGGCTGGTGTGTCTGGATATCGACGTTGCACTGTCTGGCTCCCCTCGCGCGGACTACTTGCAGACCATTTGCAACGACCTTATCAAGCGCCTACCCGATAAGGTAGCTGACGCGGAGCGCATGGGCGGCATCGCCATCAAGTGGAACGGCTCCAGCTGGGATTTTGCCCTGCCGGGAGAGTTTGGTATTACCAAGCAGGACGGCAACGGCAACATCGTGGGCGCAATCTTCGCTGAGTACATCACGCACGGCTTCGACCATTACACCCGGCTGGAGTACCACCGGTTCAAAGACGGCCTGTACCTGATCACGAACAAGGCGTTTCTCAACCGTTCCATGAGCAACGGCCAGTATACCCTTGGCGCTGAAATCCCGCTGACGGAGGTTGAAGAGTGGGCGGAGATGCAGCCCGAAACACAGATCGAACAGCTGGAGGCTCCATTGTTCGCGTTCTTCCGGCTGCCCGGCGCAAACACCATCGACCCGGCGTCCCCGCTGGGCGTGTCTGCCTTTGCAAATGCGCTGCCGGAGCTGGAGGCGCTGGACGTGGCCCTCAGCAGAAAGAACGGAGAGGTCGCAGACAGCAAGCACATCACGTTTGTTGGTCAGGCAGCTATCCAGTATGCCAAGAACCGGAACGTGCAGCTGCCGCGCTTTATCAAGGCGCTGGGCGCTGGCGTGAACGACGACGGAAAGGCCGTCACTGAACACGTCCCCACCATGCTGACCGATGCCCGCATCAAAGACATCAACTTCGACCTGTCCATGGCGGGCGTCAAATGCGGCTTCAGCGAGGGCGTCTTTGTCATGGACGGCCAAACTGGTATGATTACCGCCACGCAGGTGGAAAGCGACGACCGAGATACCATCCAGACCATCAAGGCAGACCGTGACGCTCTGCGCAGCGCCATCGAACAGGCCATAAAAGGCGCAGACGCTCTCACAACCCTGCTGGGCGCTGCACCGATTGGCGAGTACGAAACCACCTACAACTTCGGCGACATCACCTATAACTACGAAGAGGACAAGGCCAGCTGGAAGAACTACGCCTCGCAAGGCTGGATTCCGCTCTGGCTGTACTTCACCAAGTTCGAGGGCATGAGCGAGGAAGAGGCAAAAAAGATGGTTGCGGAAGCCAAAGCAGCCGAAAAGGAAAAGGGCCTGTTTGACGAGGAATAACCGGAGGGAGGCGGCGCGATGCTGACACCGCAGCAAATCACAGAGCTTGCGGAAACGCTGTATCCGGCGCTGGACGACCTGAACCAGTGGATAACGCTGGACATGATACAGCGATTCATGGCACGTCTTGGTCGTGGAGAGGACGCTGTACTGTCCGGGACAGACCAGTGGCAAGCTGAGGTATACCAAGCAGCGGGCGGCCATCTGGAGGAACTGCAAAAGAAGCTGAAACTGTTCACGAAGCAGTCTGACGCCGAAATCGCGGCTATCTTTGAAGATGCAGCGGTCAAGGCGTGGGCTGCGGATTGCGCTGTTTATGCAGCAGCCGGTCATGATGTGCAGCCTTTGGCTCTGTCCAGCCGCATGGTGCGCATCTTGCAAGATGCCTACACCCGCACACAGGGCGAGGCGCACAACTTCACCCGCACCACGGCCAGCGCATCGCAGAAGCGGCTTTTTAAGGTGCTGGACGAGGCGCATTTCAAGGTCATTACCGGTGCGCAGTCCTACACGGCAGCAGTACAGGAGGGCGTGGACGAACTGGTAAAGCACCAGACGCACGTTGTCTATCCAACCGGCCACCGGGACACCATCGAGACCGCCGTGCTGCGGGCAGTCCGCACCGGTATCAGTCAGGCCACTGGTAACATGACCATGCAGGGCATGATAGACCACGACTGGGACATCATCCGCGCATCTGCCCATCGGGGCGCACGTTACGGCGACGGCGGGCAAAACCCCGGCAACCACTTCTGGTGGCAGGGCAAGCTGTACAGCCGCACCGGGCGAACGCCGGGCCTCCCGCTCTTTGTCGAGGCGACCGGCTACGGCACCGGCGAGGGGCTGGGCGGCTACAACTGCCGTCATAGCTTCGGCCCCGGCGATCCAAACCACAACCCTTTCCAGAACTTCGACGAGGAAGAAAACCGCAGGGTCTATGACCTCACGCAGAAGCAGCGGGCGAAAGAAGCCCGAATCCGGCGCGATAAAGTCGAGATGGCAGGTTATCAGGCCGCAGCCGAAAACGCCACAGACGACGCTCTGCGGGCGGCTCTGGAGGGCAAAGCGGCCAGAGCGGCGGAAAGGCTTCAAAAGCACACGGCGGACTATAACCAGTTCTGCCGGGAAAACGACCTGAAGCCGCTGAACGACCGTCTGTATGTTGCCAAACGCTCACAGGCTGCCGCACCAAAGGTGGCACGTCAGAGCGCGACCACCCCGCAGGCTGTGTTCAGCTCTATGCGCGGCAGCGGCGGTGATGCAGGGCAGCAGGGAGAGAGCGTTCACCGGTATCTTGGCAAGGTTGACCCCGCTGAAACGGAACAGGCCGAAGCCCTGAAGAACACATTTTGCGAACAGTACGCATCTTCCACCGTGGAGAACATGATGGTCATAACCAAAGATGGCGAAGTTCATTTTATGACCGACAATAACCCGCGCGGGGTTGACTGTTCCTATCTGGGTGATAAACTGAAAGGGAGCTACAACATCCACACCCATCCGCCTGATACGACGCAGTATTCTTTCAGCACGGATGCAGACATTCCAGCAGCGTTTTCCGACGGCACGGCTATCATGGAGGCGGTAGATTACAAATACCGATACCAATTTGTTGTACCGAGCGGCATTACGCTTGAACAATGGGAAGCTGTATGCGAAGCAGTGCAGGAAGAACGAAACTCTATTATGACGGCCAGAGGATATGACTTCGGCAGCTACGAAGAAAATATCCAGCACGTCATAATTGACGAAACGTGCCGCAGACTGGGCGTGAAGTGCTACCGCAGGGAGGCCAGAAAATGAGTTATACAGTTGAGCAGATAAACGAGTTGACCAAAGAAAGCGTTCGCCGCGAAAGGACTCTTGTTGCTGAGTACAAAAGGACACACTCTGTTCCAAGCCGCGCCACGATTTCCACGCCGGAGATTGATGCAGAACGCGCAGAGCAGAAGCGCTTGTATGGTGAATATCTCAAAGCTCTGGCCCAAAACCAATAACCGTTGACCACGATGCAAACCGCACCGTGGTTTTTTCATGCCCAAAAACAGAAAGGAAAGCACAATGAGCAAGAAAATCTTTATCAGCCAGCCTATGAACGGCAGGACGGACGAACAGGTTTTGAAAGACCGTGCGTGTCTGATTCACTGGGCAAAGAAGAAAATCGGCGAGGATGTGGAGCCGCTGGAGACATTCTTTGACGACTTCGGCCCCGCTGCAAAACCGCTGGATTATCTGGCCCGCAGCATCGAATTTCTGGCAAAGGCTGACGTGGCCGTGTTCGCACCCGGCTGGCAGGGTGCCCGCGGCTGCCGCATTGAGCATCAGTGTGCTGCTGACTATGGCATCCCCATCATGGAGGTATCGACCTATGGCGAGCTGCTTAATGTCTGACGCGCCCTATGCGCCGTGGCTCTCTGACGTTCTGGCGATGCTGGAGGAAAACAAAATCGACCGCATTTGCGTTGCAGCCCCGCTCCCCGGCGGCGAAGTGTTTACCGGTTATTACCACATGGACATGATGGACAAGGCCGTGGTTGCAACGAACATTCAGGCAGATGCCACGTTGGATGCAGTCTGCGCCAATGGTCGCCGCATTCAGGAGGCATGGGAAGCCGATGATGAAGAGGATGTGGACGATGATGAATGACTTCGATAAACGAATGAGGCGGAGCCGCAGACGAACTGAAATCCTTGGAGCTGTGGCATCTGTTCTCGTTGTGGTCACTGCTTTTGGCTCTGTTGCGATTTCGATTTTTCTTTACAGCGGCTTGTTCGCATCCGATATTCCCGAATGGATGAAATGGGCGCTCCTGCTCTTTAGATAAACCCCTGAGTTCTTTAGCACGATGCACTTGCACCGTGCTATTTTTATGCCCGCTGCGGCCGCATGAGGCCAAAGAGGGCGCAATATCAGTCTACCTGCGGACTTAACAAGGCAGGGGCAACAAGTCAGAGCGACGACTTAAAACGCTTAGTTGCTGAACCGGAGGTATCCCATGAAAACCAGTGAACTGAAAGACCTTGGACTGAATCAGGAACAGATCGACGCGGTCTTTAAGCTCAACGGCCTTGACGTGGAAAACGCCAAGGCTCCCATCGCCACGCTGACGGCGGAACGTGACGACCTGAAAACCCGCCTGGCAACCGCAGAGGACACCCTGAAAGGCTTCGATGGCAAGTCTGCCGATGAAGTCAAGGCGGAAATCGCCCAGTACAAGAAGCAGGCCGAAGATGCCGGTAAGAACTTCCAGCTCCAGATGACCCAGCGTGACCAGCGCGATTGGGTCAACGGCCAGCTGGACAAGTACGGCGTTTCCTCTCCCTACGCCCGCCGCCAGCTTACCGCTGACGTGATGGACGAAAAGGACGGCCTGAAGTGGAAGGACGGCGCATTTCAGGGCTTCGACGACTTCATGAAAACTGCAAAGGAAAAGGATTCCGGCCTGTACCAGACTGCCGAGGAAAAGGCAGAGGCTGAAAAACAGGCGCAGCTTGAAAAGAAAGCGCCGAAGATTGTTGGCCCCACCGGCAACACCACCCCGACGGAAACCAAGTACACCCCGCCCAAAATTTTCTAAACCGAAAGGAAGGTAAACCACTATGGCAAGAATCGAATCCCTTAGCATCCTGACCACCGACACTGGCAAGGAGTATCTGGCCGAGCTGTATGGCAAGGTCATTGAGAACGTGCAGAAAGCGCTGGTTTCTGCCGACATGAAGAACACCGACCTGTCCGGCGACCCGACCGCTGGCACTGTGGAGGCAAAGCGTTTCGCAAACGCCACCTCCGCAAACTATGGCACTGCCCGCAAGGCTGGCAAAGGCAGCCAGATCAAGGCCAAGGCCGTGACCGTTGCCATCGACAACGACAAGGAAATCGTCGAAGAGATGGAAGAGAAGGACGTCAAGCTGTATGGCGTTGACGGCGTTCTTGACCGCCGCGCTGCGAACCACGTTCTGCGCATGGCCGCAGAGCTGGACAAAGAGTTCTTCAAGGCGGCAGATGCCGAAGCGGTCAAGGTTACTGTTGCCGCCGGCGCAACTGTGGAGGATGAGCTGGAGACCGTCATTCAGGAGGCGGAGAACACTGCAAACGACTTCGTGGACGGTGTGCCTCGCTCCATGATGCGTCTGGTCACTTCTACTGCCTACTATGGCAAGATTCGCAACAACCTCGACAAGATGTCCCGCGCCAACGTGGACACTGCGGCAGAGGAATTTTACGCATGGCATGGCGTCGAGGTCAAGTCCTGCACCCATCTGCCCGCTGGCTGCGATTACCTGCTGATGGTTGACGGCGCTGTGGCGCAGCCTGTCATGGCAAGCACCTACACTGCCGAGAAGATCCCTCTGTCTGAGGCCACCGCTGTCAGCCTGTTCTATCACTTCGGCACCAAGGTCGTCACCCCTGACCTGATTTTCAAGAAGAAGGGCGCAGAGTAAGAGAAAGGAGCTATCATAATGGCAAAGTTTAAGAACATCGTCACCGGCAATGTGCTGGAGACTGACAACCCGCTGACCATCAAACTGATGGAGAACAGCGACCGCTATGAAGATATGAACGCGCCCGCCGTTGAGGCCGCAGCGCCCACCAAGAAGTCCGGCAAGGCAAAGGCCGCAGCGGCAGCCGAAGAGGACGCCTGAGCGGAGGTGTAAACCATGGCGTATGCGGATTATGAGTTCTACTCCACCCGGTATTTTGGCGACGAGCTGACCGAGGCGACCGCGCCGAAATGGCTGGAACGTGCGAGCGACGCTGTTGATACCATCACCTTCTACCGGCTGGCGCAGGGTATGCCCGAAGATGACGCTCATGTTGTCCGGGTGAAGAAAGCCGTGTGCGCTCTGGCAGACATCCTCTTCCGCGTTGAGCAGCAGCGCACAGCAACGGCGGCCAGCAAAGATGCACAGGGCAATCTCCGGCCCGCCGTCGCCTCTATGACCTCTGGCAAGGAATCTGTGTCCTATGTGCAGTCTGCGGAGGCGTCCGTGTACGCAAAAGCTGCATCCGACAGCGCAGCGCTGAACGTCCTGCTGCAATCCGAAGCAGAACGCTATCTCGCCAACGTTCCCGGCCCGGATGGCGTGAACCTGCTGTATGCGGGGGTGAGATGATGCACGACCAGACCATAACGCTGTACAACTACCATGAACCGTCTGGCCTCTGGTATACGACTGTGTTTGAGGATGTGCAGCTTGCTGCGGCCAGCGCGAGCAGCGCGACGACGCACGGCAACAACGGCGGCGATTCGGTGAGCATCATCATACCGGCGGCAGCGGACAAAACGGCAGCCTCCCGGCAGTACATCGGCCCGAAAGCCTATGCAGCGCGGGACGCCCCCGGCGAGTGCTTCACATTTTGGCCGGAACATGATTTCGTCGTTGTCGGTAGCTGCCCTCTGGAGCAGCCTGTTTCTGAGGATGACTACGACAACGGCTTATACCACGAGATGAACCATGGACAGGATGAAGTCTACATGGTTACTTCGGCCTCGTTCTACGGCCTCATCCCTCATTTCGAAGTGGAGGGACGCTGAATGAACGATACGGAGCATTTTCAGGGCTTTTCCTGCGTCCATGGTCACTTTTATGCAGAAATCCGTTTCGACCGTTTTTCACGGCAGTTTGCAGCCGCTCAAGAGTGGCTGGCAGAACAGGTGCTTGCAGACTGCAAACCGTTCATGCCGATGGAGACCGGAAGTCAGATTCAGCGCTCGTATGTGGACGAGGGCGGCAAGCGGGTCGTATTCCCCGGCCCCTATGCACGGTATCTGTACGAGGGCAAGGTCATGGTCGATTCTGAGACCGGCAAAGGCCCCGCAAAGATACCGGACGGATCCGGCGGCTACCTGCTGCGCTTTCGCAAAGGCGCAACGCTTGTCCCGACAGACAGGCCGCTGAATTATTCGACCACGGCGAACCCGCAAGCAACAGACCATTGGTTTGACGCTGCGAAGGCTGCAAATCAGGACTATTGGCTGGAAAGGGTAAAACGCATGGGAGGTGGAGGCGAAGATGCCTAAAGCAAATACCGCCGTCAAGTTTGATGTTGACGGGTCTGAAATCATGAGCAAGGTGCTGATGGAGCTGCTCAACACCTGCCCCGCACTGTGCGGCAGGAGAATCGCATTCTCCACGCTGGGCGAGGACGACGGCCTTGCATTCTTCCCTTCTGTGGGTGCGGCTATCACGTCCGAGAAAGAAAGCATCACCGGGCACGTCAATCAGGTCTGCGCTTATCCGTTTGACATCGTGCTGCGCTGCGCTCCCAAGACGGAAGCTGCAAGGATGCGGAGCAAAGAGCTGCTGGACGCTATCGGGCGGTGGCTGGAACGCCAGCCGGTCACGGTGAACGGTGAGATGCACACTATGGACGCATACCCGGCTCTGACGGAGGGAAACCGCAAAATCAGGGCCATTTCCCGCACAAGCCCCTCGCACCTGAATGCTGTGTACCAGAACGGCGTTGAGGACTGGCTGTTCTCCGGCAGCCTGAGATACGAAAACAATTTTTGCAGATAAGGAGAGAACAACATGGCAGAGAAAATCGAACGTAAGCTGCTGGCTCACTATATCGATGCCAGCTTTGACACCACCGGGAACACCCCGAAGTATGTCCGTCTGGGTAAGGACCTCGAGGAGTACAACCTCGAACTGAACCCGGACGTTGAGGTGTCGAAAAACATTTGGGGTGAAAGCACCATCAAGCACAACGGCTACGAGCCGCAGAGCGAGGTGGACCCCTACTATGCAGTGGAGGGCGACCCGCTGTATGAGAAGCTGGAAGCTATCGCAAATGGTCGCCTGACCGGCAACGACTGCCTGACCACCACTGTGGATGTGCTGGTTGACAACAAGGGCAAGGTGGCATGGGCATACCGCGAGAAGGTTATGGTCGTGCCTACCTCCGTGGGCGGCGACACCAGCGGTGTGCAGATTCCGTTCACCATTTACAACGCAGGCGAGCGCGTCAAGGGCAACTGGGACACCACGACCAAGGCATTCACCGAGCTGCCCAGCTCCGGAGAGCAGGTATAAAACAACAGGCAGAGCACAGGGCGGTCAGCGAGGGTTGGCCGCCCTTTATCTTTAGGAGGACAAAATGGAAAACGAAAAGACCCTGAATTTCCCGGAACCTGAGAAGAATGTCGGCATCGTCATCGACGATGGCACCGAGGAAGTGCCCATCACGAACTTGCGCGGCCAGCGCGTCGGCGTGTTCTATGTGCGCCCGACCGATATCGGCATCGTACATCGGTATAACGACTTCGTGAAGAAGTTCAACGGTGTTCTGGAGCCGGTGCAGCAGGTCAACCTCAACAGCGACGGCTCCGCAAAGGATGGCGACGACCGTACCATCAACGCGCTGCGCGAAGCTGAAAAGCGTCTGTCCGACGCGCTGAACACCCTGTTTGATGGCAACTTCGCTGAGGCGTTCTTCGGCAAGATGAATCCTTTCTCCATCGTCGGTGGCCGTTTCTACTGCGAAATCGCCATTGAGGCCGTCGGCGCATATATCCAGAAGCGCTTTGACAGAGAGATGAACCTCGCGCAGAACCGTGTGGATAAGTACACCCACGGCTACCGCACCGGCAAGCACCGGAACGGCGGCAAACGGCGCGGCAGAGGACCGCAGCAGTGATCGGCGAGCTTCCCGCCCGGCTGGATGTCAACGGCAAAAGCTACGCCATCCGCACGGACATGAAAGACGTGCTGAAAATCCTGCAAGCGTTTGGAGACCCGGAGCTGAAAGATGAGGAAAAGGTCTATATCTGCCTTGTCATTCTCTACCGGGACTTCGACGAGATGCCGCAATCTGACTACGAGGCCGCATACAAGGCGGCTGCGGAGTTCATAGACTGCGGCCTCCATTCTGGCGCAGACAAGGGACGACCGACACCCCGGACAATGGACTGGGAGCAGGATGCACCGATTCTGTTCCCGGCCATCAACCGGGTGGCAGGCTGTGAGGTGCGCAGCATTCCGCACCTGCACTGGTGGACGTTCATGGGATATTTCATGGAAATCCATGACGGCACGTTTGCTCAGGTCATGGCCCTGCGCAGCAAGAAAGCCAAAGGCAAAAAGCTGGAAAAGTGGGAGCGCGAATTTTGGGCCGCGAACAAAGACCTGTGCGTTCTGAAAGTGAAGCGGAGCGCAGAAGAACAGGCGGAGATCGACCGGCTCAACAAATTACTGGAATAAGGAGGTGGCACTGATATGGCACAGGCAGACGGCTCTATTGTCGTTGACACTGAGCTTCAGACCGAAGGGTTTGACAAAGGGAGTAAGGATATGCAGCGAGCAGTCCGTTCCCTGCAATCCAAGGTTGATGGCCTCGCGCCGACCATGAAAAAAGCAATGCGCGGCAGCGCCAGCGCCTTAGAATCCTTTGACGCCAAGGCTGGCCCGCTGCGTGAAACGATTTCCGCTCTGGAAGATAAGATGGCCCAGCTGGGCAAGATTCGCATTCCGACCGAGGACTATTCGTGGCTCCAGACGGAGATTGCAAAGGCTGAGAAAGAGCTGGACAAACTGCTCAACAAAGAGGCCATGTACGAGGATATGGACGTCAACAAATCCTCGCAGAAGTGGAAGAATTTGCAGTACAGCATCGAACAGACCAAAAAGAAGCTGGAAGAGTATAGAGCGGATGCAGCGCAGATGGAAGAGGATGGAACCTCTCACACGTCTGGCACTGATTCTGCGGAGTATGACCAGCTGAGTGCGGCCCTCGATGCCGTGAAAGAGCAGCTCGACAGCATGACGCAGAAAGTGGATCGCAGCACGTCCGCGCTTTCGAGGTTTGGAAAGACCGTAAAAGGCGGCGTTGTCGGCGGGCTGAAAGGCATGGTATCCATGCTGGGCAAGGGTGCGGCGGCTATGCTGCGCCTTTCTCTGCGGGCAAAGAAAACACACTCCAGCTTCAACAGCGGCATCGGAACGCTGCTGCGTTATGGTTTGGGCGTGCGCTCCCTGTTTACCCTCATGAGCAAGCTGCGCAGCGCGTTGGTGGACGGCTACAAAAATCTTGCCCGGTATTCCAGCCGGACAAACGCCGCAATCTCGTCCCTGATGTCTGCGCTGGATAGGCTGAAGAACAGCTTTGCAAGCGCATTTGACCCCATCCTGCGGGCAGCAGCCCCGGCGCTGGTATCGCTTATCAACCTTATCTCCGAGGCGGTTTCCCGCATCGGGATGTTGACGGCGGCCCTGACTGGCTCGAAAACCTACACTAAGGCAACGACCATTCAGGAGGACTACGCCAAGAGCCTCGACAAAACGTCGCAGTCTGCAAAAAAGGCAAAGGCGGCTCTGGCCAGCTTCGATGAACTGAACATTCTGGACGATAAGGACACGGACAACACGAAAGACGATGGTTCCGTTGACCCCTCCAAGATGTTTGAGCAGGTCCCCATTGACAGCGCCGTGCTGGACTTTGCGGACAAGCTGAAAAAGGCATTTGAGGAAGCTGACTGGAAAGAGCTGGGCACACTGCTGGGCAACAAAATCAATGAGCTGGTGGACAGCATTGATTGGTCCGGCTGGGGAACAAAAATCGGCAAGGGCATAAATGCAGCCATCCAGACGCTGTACTACACCGTGGACACGGTGGACTGGGTGAATATCGGCAAGCATTTGGCCGAGGCGGTCAACAGTATCATCAATGAGGTTGACTGGGACATCTTCGGGCGGCTGCTGGCGAAGAAGTTTACCGTGGCGCTGGATTTGGCCGGTGGTTTCCTGAAAGAGCTGGACTGGACGGCTGTGCTTCAGGCGTTCACCAGCGGCTTCTCTGGCTTCTATAACGAGTTGCAGGAGTGGCTGGAGAGCAAAGACTGGTACAAGATTGGTGAAATCATCACCGCCAAGCTGTCCGACGCGCTGCGCAACGGCAACGTGGAGGGCGCAGTCAAGAGCTTTTTCGACGCTTTCACGGAGGCCATCAACTCGCTGGCCGACCTGATGGACGGCATTGACTTCTATCAGGTGGCAAAAGACCTCGTTGAAATGCTCATCCGGGCTGTGTCTGGTGTGAGCTGGGACGAGCTGACGGAGGCGCTGGGCCGCCTTATCGGTGAATCCGTTGATGCAGTCATTCAGATTCTGGCCGGTTCTCTGGCCGATGTAGGCAACTACTTCAAAGAGAAAACGCAGGAGGCCGGAGGCGATGCCGTTGCAGGTTTCTTCCTCGGCATCAAAGACGCCATCTTCGGCGTTGGCGCATGGATTGTAGACAACATTTTCAAGCCGTTCTGGAACGGCATCTGTGATGCGTTCGAGATTCACTCGCCGTCCAAGAAGATGGTCGAGGTCGGCAAGTTCATCATGGAGGGCCTGAAAAACGGTATCACCGGGGCCATTTCCACCGTGGTGAATGCCGTGAAAGAACTGCCCGGTCAGATCGTGGCGAAGCTCAAGGCGACGAACTGGGTACAGGTCGGCAAAGACATCATCGGGGCCATCTACAATGGCTTCGTGGCCTTGCAGACTAAGCTCCCGGCTGCGATGCAGACCATTGGTGCGGCCATCAAGAAAAAGCTGTCCGACATCGACTGGCTGACCGCGGGCAAGAACGTCATTGGTGCTATCTATAACGGATTTGTCGCGCTGCAAACCAAACTCCCGACTGCCTTAAAATCCATTGGCGACGCAGCGAAAAAGAAGCTGTCCTCTATCGACTGGGCGGCAGCAGGCAAAAATGTTATCGGGTTTATCTACAACGGCTTCGTGGCCTTGCAGACGAAACTTCCCCTTGCGTTGAAGTCTATCGGAGACACGGCAAAGAAAAAATTCACGGACATCGACTGGCTGGGCGTCGGCAAAAACGTCATTCTCGGTATCTACAACGGCATCAAGAATACGCTGAAACGACTGTCTGAGGCCGCTGGCAAGGCATCCGACTGGCTGATTAACGCATTCAAGGATGCGCTGGGTATCCATTCCCCGTCTACCGAGGGCGCAGAACTGGGCTATTGGTTTGACGCTGGTGTGGCACAGGGTATCACAGATAACTCTGAACTGGCTGAGGATGCAGCTGGAGATATGGGTTTGGCGGTCTACACAGGCGCTGATGATGCTCTGGACGGAAAGGGCACTCAGCTGGGCACTGATTTTGTCGATGAAACTGTCGATGCACTGAAAAACAACATGAACCGCATCTCGGATGCACTTTCCAGCGGTGACGGTCTGACCAACATTAAGGGCATCATTGACGCAGTGCAGTCTGGTGACTGGGCTACCGTTGCGAAAAACGTTGCGCTGGGTCTGTTTAACAGCATGGATAAGAATTTCCGTACCAACGTCACCGGGTTTGTCGCTGATTCTCTGGAAGCTCTGAATAAGGGCTATGAGGAACAGGGATATGTCGGCATGGCAAAGGCTGCGTGGAACATCATCTCCGGGCTGAAAAACAACCTGTCCACCTCCGGCAATACCAATATTCTGGTAGATGCTGGCAAGGGCATGGCGAACAGCATCACAGACGGTGTGAACGGCGGTCTGCCCGATCTTTGGTCGCTGATCTCCAGCATTCCCGGAAAGATTCTGGAACTGCTGTCGGGCGGCTTTGGGCAGCTGAAACAGTGGGGCGGTCAGTTTATTGACTGGCTCACGAATCTGTTCAAGGGCGGCTCTGGTAGCCTCCAGACCAACACGGGTAATATGCTCCAGAACATCGGCAACACGTTCAAGAATTTCTTTAACGGAACTTCTCAGAACGGCAGCTCGTTCATTCAGAATCTGGGGAACGTGCTCAAGAATGGGCTGGGTAATATCCAGAATAATTCCTCTGGACTACTGAACGGCATCAAGAATCTGTTTGGCAACGGATTCAACAACATCGCATCCAATGCGGGAAATCTCTGGAACTCTGTCAAGGGATTTTTCAGCAATGGATTGTCCGGCGTGGCATCTAATGCGGGGTCGATGCTCTCCAACATCGGCTCGGTGTTCAGCAACGGATTCTCTAACATAGCATCCGGCGCATCGGGTCTGTTCTCTAAACTCGGATCGCTATTCAGCGGCGGGCTGTCTGGCATCGCATCTACTGTCGGCGGCGGACTGTCCAGCATTGCCGGGTCTGTGGGTTCTACTATCGGCGGCATTGCCTCCACCGTAGGCGGCGGGCTGTCTGGTCTGGTATCGTCCATCGGCGCGGGTATCGGTTCTATTGGTGCAACGGTCAGCGGCGGTCTGGGTGCGCTGGCATCCGGCGCAGCTGGTGTGGCTGGCACAATCGGAACAACACTCTCCGGTGCGGTAGCTACGGCGGGTACTGCCCTCGGCGGTCTGGGTACTACGCTGGCCGGACTTGCCACGGCGGGCGGGCCTGTCGGCATTGCAATCGCTGGCGTTGGCGCATTGGGCGTGGGACTCGTAACCGCTTATAACAAATGCGACTGGTTCCGCGATGGCGTGAACAATGCGTTCAACGCCATCAAAAACACTGTCTCCAATGTGTGTCAGGGCGTCGGCAATGCTGTGAAAAACATCTGGAACGGTGCGAAGAGTGCTGTGTCTGGAGCTGTCGAGGTCGGCAAAAACATTGTGAGCGGCATCGGAAACGGCATCAAGAATGTGGCTTCCGGCGTTTGGAACGGCGTGAAAAAGGTCGGCAGCGGCATTGTCAGCGGCTTCAAAAAGTTCTTCGGTATTCACTCTCCGTCCACCTTGATGGCAGACGAAATCGGCGCATACCTGCCCGCTGGCATTGACGAGGGCATGAAAGATGCTATGCCCGCGCTGCTGTCCAGTGCAAAGGACCAGATGGGCGATTTGGTGGACACCGTAAAGGCCGGAACTGCGGAAGCAGACGGAACACTGGCTGACAGCGACACTCCGCTGCTGTCCGAGGTTTCTGGCAAAGTAGACATCGTTGAGGGCATGGACAATGTTTTGACGCAGTTTTCCGACAAGGTGGCCGACAGCTTTACCAACCTGCTGGACCGCCTGACGGAAATCACGCAGAACGCAGGATTCTCCATCCCGGCACTGGCGACTGGCACGGTCACACCGTACAGCGTGGAGGGCGGAAAGAACAGCTCTTCCGGTGGTGTGCTGGAAAAAATTCAGGCGTCGAACGACGAGACGACCCGCACTATCGTTCAGGCCATTGGCAGCGCGACGAATAGCATCTGCGCAGCTGTTGAGCAGTACAGCGGAGCGGAGGTCAACGTCGATGCAGACGGTCTCGCACAGCACACCGTGGACTATATCAACCGCAAGACCCGGATGTTTGGCACGTCGCCGCTGCTGACACCTGCGGAAGTATAAGGAGGTGCAGACCCTATGAAACCGATGCTCAAAATCGGGGGCCATGATTATACAAAGTGGGTGGCAGAGGGCGGGCTGACCCCAACAGACAGCGACGTTGATTCCTCGAAGTCTGGCCGCAACACTTTGGATGCGCTGATGGTGCGAAACAAAATCGGCGCGAAGATGAAGTGGAGCGTGACCTTAATGGACATCCCGGAAGAGGTTGCTGCCCAGCTGTCGAAAGACCTGAAGCAGACCTTTTTCGAGGCCACGCTGCTGGACCCGGATGCCGGCCGTTACCTGACCAAAACGTACTACTGCGCAAACCGCCCCTTTGGTGCGCAGCGGTACGACAAGGCAACCGGCAAAACCTACTATGTGGGCATGGCATTCAACATGACAGAACAGTAAGGAGGTGAGCTGTCACGAGGCACAGAACGAACAACTGGACAGAGCTTGCAGCTCGCGGACGCTTCAGCATGAACGCCCGCGCCGTCATTGCGGGCAAAGAATACTACCGTATTTCTGCGCCACAAATCAGTCACAGCCTTGCAACGGAACCGCTCAGTATTGGCAACTGCAATGCAGCGTCTTTGAAACTGGATGTGCTGCTGGAGGACGGCGAGGAAATCCCGGAAGCTGCATCGGTCCGCATCATCGCGCAGCTCACGGATTTGGACGTCACAAATCGAACAGAAGTTCTTCCATTCGGTGAGTTCTGGGTCGATACCTGCAAGAACGTCGGAAACCTGTATACGCTCTCCTGCTATGATTCGATGCTGAAGACCTCGCAAGCGATGGTTGACGATTCGGACCGCGAAAGTGACTGGCCCAAATCTATGGCGGTTGTTGTGCAGGAAATTGCGTATCGCATCGGCGTCCCGATTGACCCGCGCACCCGCATCAACCGCGGCATGAACTACATGGTCCCTTTCCCGAAAGGATATACCATGCAGCAGGTGTTGGGCTGGATTGGCGCTTGCAACGGCGGCAACTGGACCATCACCGACGAGGGCGAACTCCGGCTGGTGACACTGACAGCGCCGCCGGCTGAAAACTACCACGTCGTGGACGAGAAGTTCAATGACATCATCACCGGCGACGGCTCCACGCTTGCGTGGAAGCTGACCACCGGCAACAGCGAGATTCAGACCCCGGAAATCGGCAGCGGCGTCGGCTCTCTGGTTCCGAAGGTCTATCCAGTCGTGGACCACGAGTTCAACCGCATTGTCACGGCGGATGGCTTTTTGCTGGTCTATGACAAGACCGGCGCGGTAGAAGCTGAACAGGGCCTTATTCATGTTCCGTTTGTGGGGGGAGATGTCGAGACTGGAAAACGGCTTGTGGTGTCCAAAGTCACCATGACGGACGAGGACGGAAACGCCTACTCGCGGGGCGACGACAGCGGGTTTGAAATCACCGTAGACAACTGCCCCTATTCCTGTCAGGGCATTTGCAATGACCTGTATTCGATGCTGCACGGCATCGAGTATGAGCCGTTCACGGCCCCGGACGCGGTGTTTGACCCGGCCACAGAACTGGGAGATCAAGTCAAAATCGGCGACAAGGTTCACAGCTCTATCTATTCTATGGACGCGCTGCTGGGCATTGGATATTCCAACACCATCAGTGCCCCGACGAACACCGAAGCGACGCGGCAGTATCCGTATCTGACAGAGCGCGATAAAAACCGCGATAAGGTATTTCTGGAGGCAAGCGCTGACTATGGCGGCGTTACGATGTCTGCCGAGGATGGTCTGCTGGTCGCAAAGACCGGCAACTCCACCAGCGGCGTTGCAACGCAGTCGATGACCGGTGCGCGGAGTGCCCCGGTGTCCCGCGCAGAGGTGCAGTATTCCGATGATTATATCGCCATGCGGGCGCGTGACCCTGAAACCGGCCACATGGAAGATGCCATCTTCTATGACGATGAGGTGGAGAAATACCGCATCAAGAAAACCGTCCTCATTGAACAGGCGGATGAAATTGCCACGGAGGTGAACAGATTGGCGGAAGAACTGAAGTCCATGGAGGGCGGCGAAGGTGAAGATGCCGTAAACCTCCCGCAGCTGCTTCAGTCTGTCAAAGATGTTCAGGCGGCTCTCACAGAACAGCGCACTACATTGGAGGGGCTGGAAACATCGGCAGCGGATATCAAAACGACGTTGGCTAGTGTGCAGACGGCCCTTTCGGATATCAAGGCCGCTGCGGCTGGTATTCGGTCTGTGGTAGACAAAAATGCTGCTGCGCTGGCCGCAATGGACGAAAAGCTGACAGCTGTGCAGGATGTGCAGACGGCAGACCGGAAAGTTCTGGACAATGTTCAGGCTGACACAACAGCGCTGAAGAAATCTGCCGCTGACCAGTCGGCTGGTTTGGCTGCAATGCAGACCGATGTGACGGCGCTGAAACAGGCCATCGCAGACCAGTCCGCGGAGATGGCCGAAGTTCACGCCACAGTGGATGGACACACCACCTCGCTGGCCGCAATGGACGAAAAGCTGACAGCCGCACAGGGAACGCTGGACAGCATCCTCTCTCTGCTGAAAGGAATGTCTGGCGACAAGGACACCGAAACCGACCCGGACACTGGGACGGATGATAAAACGACCGAAACCGAAAAGGAGGGCAATTCTTAAATGGCTGAAAAACGTATTCAGGACTTCGCTACTGCGACGGAAGCTCTGGACGATGACCTGCTGTTGATCTCTTCGGATGGCGAAACGTACAACATGAAGGTCAAAACCCTGAAAAACGCTGTTCAGGGTGACGCAGACCGCGCCGAAGCTGCTGCAAAAGAAGCGGCGGCGACAGCAAAGCAGGTCTCGGAATCTGTTGGCAATATCGAAGAGCGGGCAACATCCGCTGAAGTAAAAGCCGCATCCGCCGAGTCCGCTGCAAAGACCGCTGTGCAGGATGCCGCCGACGCGAAGAAAGCGGCCTCTAACACGGAGGGCATGGTCTCCACGGCCCAAACTGCTGCATCTCAGGCCAGCACGGCGGCGGCCAAGGCTGAGGACGAAGCATCTAAAGCCTCCACCTCTGCGAGTGCTGCACAGGAGGCGGCAGGAAAAGCAGCGGACGCTTCCAACAAGGCCGTCGAAGCTGCAAACACCGCAACCACCACGGCTGGTGAGGCCAAGACGACGGCAAACGAGGCCAAGAGCGCAGCTGAACAGGCAACGTCTGACGCTGCCGATGCTGCTGCAAATGTCAAAACCGCAACCGACGCGGCCACGAAGTCCGCTGCATCTGCAAAGACAGCAGAGCTTCAGGCGACCGCAGCAGCAAATACACTGGCCCAGTTTCAGGAAATCATCGAGAACGGCGTTGTTCAGGACGTGCAGTCCGTGGATGATGGCCTGAAGATCACCTACACCAACGGCGGCACCATCACGCTGCCCATCAAGGCTTCCGGCGGGCTGGCGTTCAGCTCTATGTACTACGACACGGAAACCTACTACCTGCATCTGTACGACGAGAACGAGAAAGACGTCATTGACCCGGTGTACATCCCCGGCGGCGGTGGAGGCGGTTCTGGTGGCTCCTCCGGTGTCACCCTGACCAACGAAACCTACGTCAACGGTGAAAAGGCGCTGTCTTTTGCCGTCGCACAGGGACAGGGCGTGGAGGTGTCCTACACCTTTACCGACACTGACCCTGACTTTGGAGGCGCTGCTGCATACTATGTCAACGGCGAGCAGGTGGCCACGGCCAACATCGTGCAGAACAAGAAAATCACTTTTGACCCCAGCGCGTGGCTGGTGGCCGGTGATAACAAGGTGCGCGTCGTCGTCACCGACGAGAACGGCGCGACCGGTTCCAAGACATGGAATATCTCTGTTCTGACTGTTTCTGTGACTGCTACGCTGTCGGAGTCTACCCTGTACACCGTGGGCACGGCGTTCCGCATCACCTACACTCCGGTCGGCTCCGGCATGAGCAAGACCACGCACTTCCTCGTGGATGGCAAGCAGGTGGCGGAAGCATCCACCACATACTCTGGCCGCCAGCTGGTGCAGAGCCTGACCATCAACGGCCACGGCGCTCACGATATCGACATCTACACGACCACGACCGCCAGCGGCAACACCATTACCAGCCCGACCGTTCACTTCTGCATCGCAGTCGTGGACAGCTCCAGCACGGTGCCCATCATTACGGTCAAGGACAAAAAGCCCTCTGGCCGTGTGTATATGACCGCCGCGCTTCAGTATATGGTCTATGACCCCTCTACCGAAAACGCGACCGTGAAGCAGTCTATCGACGGGACGGAGACCACTCTGACCGTGGGCCGCAGCTTGCAGTCGTGGGCGTACAAGCCTCGCTCTGAGGGTGAGCATACCCTGACGCTGACCTGCGGCGAAACGACCGTCACCATGACCTACACGGCCACCGCGCTGGGCTATGACATCCATCCGGCCAACGTGGACGCGAAGTTTGACTTTGACCCGTCGGGCCGCTCCAACTCCGCAGCAGACCGCGACAAGTGGGAATCCAACGGCGTATCTCTGACCGTGGATAAAGATTTCGACTGGACCAACGGCGGCTTTCAGCAGGACAGCGACGGCAACACGGCCTTTGTTGTCCGCGCGGGCCATACGGCAACCATCAACTTTAACCTGTTCGGCTCGTCCAATATTCAGGCATACGGCGCATCTTTCAAGATGATCTACACGGCCAAGAACGCGCGCAAGTTTGACGCTGTGATTGCGCAGTGTCTTTCGGACGGCATCGGTCTGGATGTGAACGCCAAGGAAGTGACCCTCTCCACCGAGCAGACCAGCATCAGCCAGTTCGTTTGCGAGGGCGAGTACACTGAGATGTGCTACAACATCACCAGCCGGACGAAGAATAGTGAGCTGTTCCTGAATTTGCAGGGCATTCCGTCCCGGTTTGCCACCTATTCGGAGGGCGACCGCCTGACCCAGCGCACCCCGGTGCCGCTGACCATCGGCAGCCCGGATTGTGATGTCTGGCTGTACCGCTGCAAGTATTACGACATCAGCCTTGGCGACGCGGACATGATGGACAACTACATCGCAGACGCGCCCGACCCGGACGAGATGATTGCCCGCTATGAGGGCAACAGCGTGGACGACGGCGCGGGCAACATCATCACCGACTGGAATGCAGCATCCATTGACGAGGCGTATATCAACAATCTGGCGAAGAAAAATCCCGGTCTCCGCGTCATCAAACTGCGGGTTCCGCGCTTCACCACCGACAAAAACGATAAGGTCTCCGGCTCCAGCGTGGAACACCTCCTGTATGGCGCTCGCGCAAAGGACTGCTGGAAGAACGAAAGCGTCGTTCACCGCGGGCAGGGCACCAGCTCCAATGCCTACGGCAAGGCGGGCCGCAACATGGACTTTGACTGCAAGGGTAAGTTCGTCTATACGGATGAACACGGCCTGACGGTTGAAGCCGACAGCTATGACATGACGGACGATTCCATGGGCGAAACCTACTTCAACGTCAAGCTGAACATTGCCTCTTCGGAGAATATGAACAACGCCATGCTGGCGGAGCTGTTCAACAAGTACCAGCCGTATATCCGGGCGGCTCGTGCAGCAAATCCCAAGGTGCGCGACACCATGGAGTTCCACCCCTGCGTTATCTTCGTGTATAACGAGAGCGCGGAAGAGGGTTTCACGCAGGGTCAGTGGATTTTCTACGGCGTTGGCGATTTCGGCAACTCGAAGAAAGACAAAAAGGCGCAGGGCCTTGACAGCACCCAGCGCCCCAATGAGTGCATCGTGGAGCTGTGCAATAACACCCACGTCTACAACCGTTTCAAGGGCTATGAAGGCGCAGAAGACGCCTCCAGCTGGGAGAGCGACGACAACCCCAATGCGCCGCTGTCTTTCCGCTACATCGCGGATGGCTGTGATGAGGCCGTGGCCCGGAAGGCGTGGAGCGATGTTATCAAGTGGGTGTATTCCACCGACCGCAGCGCGGCGACCGGCGAAGTTCTGAGCAGCCCGGTGGTGTACGGTGGCGTGACCTATTCCAATGATACGGCGGAGTATCGCGCAGCCAAATTCGTGGACGAGTTCGACCTGCACTTTGAGAGCAAGTCCACCCTGTACCACTACCTGTTCACCTCGTTCTTCACTATGCCGGACAACCGCGCAAAAAACACGTTCCCGCATTGCCATGACGTGACGGCAGAGCATCCCATCTGGGACTACTGCTTCGGTTACGATATGGACACGGCCATGGGCAACAACAACGAGGGCGACCTCGCGCTGGACTATGGCATGGAGGACACCGACCAGCTGAACGGCGGCAACGTCTTCAACGCACAGGATTCTGTTCTGTGGGCCAACGTCCGCGACCTGCTGACCGACCGCCTGAACACGATGGTTTCCACCCTGACGGAGCTGTTCGACGCCGACCGCCTGAACGCCGCCTTTGACGCCTACCAGAAGCTCCGCCCGGCACGTCTGCTGGTTGCAGATGCGCGGCGCAAGTATATCCGCCCTTATGAGGATCTGAAAGAGGGCGGCACGGCCATCACCATGTTTATCCCCATGATGAACGGCACGAAAGAGCTTCAGCGCCACTATTTCCTGAAGTACAACAGTATCTACTTCGCTTCCAAATGGAATACGGCGGCGGCCCGGAACGACAAGATCACCCTGCGCGGCTTCGCAAGCCCGACCGGTGAGATTGCCGCTATCACCATCACGCCGTATTCTGACCTGTATGTGTCCATCCTGTTCGGCTCCATCCTGAAGCAGCAGCGTTGCAAGCGCGGCGAGCCGGTCACGTTGAGCATGAGCGCTGATACGGCACTGAACGATACCGAGATTTACATCTATTCCGCGTCCATGCTGGAAGCGGTCGAGGGCATCGCCAGCGTATACACGAATCAGGCTGACTTCTCTGCCGCAACCAAGCTGCGGTCCATCGTCATTGGCAGCGACGCGGACGGCTATTCCAACGTCAACCTGACGTCCTCTATCAAGCTGGACTTCTCGGCGCTGGCCGTGCTGGAAGAGCTGCGAATCGACCATTGCCCGAATTTGACCGCACCGGTGGACGTGTCCGGCTGTGTGGCCCTGAAAGTCGCCAGCTTCAAGGGAACGCCGGTCAGCGCGGTCAACTTTGCTGCTGGCTCTGCACTGGAAACCTGCTATCTGGAGCGCCCGGTCAGCCTGACGCTGCGCAATATGCAGAACATCAAGACCTTTGAGGTGGCGGACGGTTACGCAAACCTGACCGGTCTGCGCCACGAGAACACGCCGTTCCCGGCTGCGCTTGATATTGTCAACGCAGCGGCCAAGCTCTACACGGTGCGCCTTGTGGGCATCGACTGGCAGCTTACCGGCACAGACCTGATGAATCGTTTGCTGGGCATGGGCGGCTACGACGAAAACGGTCTGGAAGTTCAGCAGTCCTCGCTGTCCGGCAAAGTCTATACCTCCGTCATTCGTCAGGCCGAGGTAGAGAAGTACACCGCAGCGTGGCCCGATTTGGCCCTGACCTATGGCGGGACCGTGCAGCAGTACAAGGTGACGTTCTGCGATTATGACGGGACAAAGCTGACCTTCAAGGATGGCTCCCCGGCAGAAATCCTCGTTGACCGTGGCGCGACCTGCCCTGACCCGGTGGCAACCGGGCTGATGGATACTCCGACCAGAGAAGCAACTCAGGCGGAAGTGTTCACCTATTCTGGATGGGATACTGTTCTGACGCAGGTGTTGTCCGAGCTGACCGTCAAGGCCACCTATACCAGCGTTCCGCAGCGCTATACGGTGCGCTGGTACTCGCAGACCGGCGTAGTTGTGGGCACAAAGACCGTAGACTATGACGCCGAGGCAGTACCGCCCGACGACCCGGAGCGCACGGACGAAGAGGGAAACTTCATCTATTATCTGTTCGACGGCTGGGATAAGTCCACGGCGCACGTCCGGGAGAATATGGACGTCTATGCACGGTGGATTAAAGGCACCCTGCCCAACTTCGGCGACGACCTGTCCAACCTGAATCTGGCGCAGCTGTACGGCATCCGGCAGTCTGGTCGTTCTTCCCTCTATTTCACGGAGGACAACATCAAGACCCGCGTTCCGTTCACCATGGGCTATGAGCCGGAGTTCGACAACGTGGAGTCTGTGCTGCTGGCCGAAAATATGGAGCTGGACGGCAAGACCTCCAAAGATACCGGCGTGAAGATCATGGACAAGGACACCGGCTGGACGCTGGTTGTGGACTGCGTATTTGACCAGCCGACTGCTGAAGCCTGTGTGGCGGCTTGCTTTACCAAGACCGGCTATCATGGCTTCAAGGTGAAATACAGCAGCGGTACGGCCGTCCAGTGGTCTACCAACACCGTGAACAATGGTCGCGGCACTGGTTTGTCTACCATCTCCGGCATTGGTACGCAGTATGTATCCGACCAGTACCGTGAGCTGGTGGTTTTGCGTCACGTCAAGGGCAGCCGGAACCTGTTCGTTTATTTCGCAAACCCGAACGGCGACGACATCATTTCTCGCGAGCTGACCAAGACCATCGACACGGCCTCCGACGCGACGCTCATGCTGGGCTGCGACAATGACGGCAAGAACTTTGCGACCGGCTTTCTGTACCGGTGCAAACTCTGGAAAGACGACCTCGGCGAAACTGAGTGCCTGAAGATGGCAGCATGGCCGCGCGAGGAAAGCTATTTGGAGGTCATCGGCACCGGCGGCGCGACTAAGACTGGTGGCGGCACGACCGCCATCGACCTGATTCACGCTGGTCTGCTGAACGGCTACCGTCGTATGAACCCGACCAACAGTAACGCCGGAGGCTGGCCCGCATCCGAGATGCGCAGCTGGCTCCAGAAGCGCTATCTGGCCGGTCTGCCCGCGGCTCTGCGCAGGATGCTGGTTTCCGTGCATATCTCGTCCGTTGACTACGGCGCGGGTACTGCTGGCATTCTGGAATCCGAGGATAAGGTCTATCTGCCCTCCATGCGCGAGATGAACGGGACCAACACGGAGCCGTTTGTGTACTGTGGCGAGCAGATTCCGTGGTTCACATCTGACCGTGTCCGCATCAAGTTTGCGGGCTATACGCTGGCGCAGAACGTGAATTTCACTGTATCCAGCACCGCGCCCAAAGACCCTAAAAAGGGCGATGTGTGGATTTGCTCTGCTGATAGCAATGTGGGCTATCTTTGGAATGGGCACGCATGGGTCAGGGCGCGGTGGTATTGGCTTCGCGATGCTTCGGTGTCCGCGTCTACCAACTTCAACAATGTGAACCTCTACGGTTATGTGGGCACCAACTACGGCGCAACGAACTACGCCGGCGTTCTGCCCCGGCTTCATCTGTAAAATCTGGCAAAATCTGGGCGGCGTCAGTCCGCCCAGAACAGATGCCGGTCGCAGCAAATTTCGAGGGCGGCGCAGCCGCCTCGCGGCAAATTCTCCGAAATTGGTTCCAATTTGCCGGATTTTGTGATATTTTATCGTGGAGGAGGTGATAATGTGTCGGTTCTCGCAAGAAATCGCAGACTGTCAACGATGGAGTTTGAAATGAATTGCGCAAGGCTGGTGCAGCTGACCGCACAGCGGGCAGACCATATCCCGGCCCGGTACAAGAAATTTGTCAGGCCCCGGTTGATGGAGCTGACCACCAGCGCATACCATGCGGCCATCATGGCGAATGAGGCCGACAGTAGGACGGAGACCGGCCGAGCAGACCGGCGGAAGCTCTTTGAGCGCTCCATCCGATGTCTAGTTGCGCTTCAGAAACCGCTTGTCGTATACTGGAGCCTGTTCGATTCCAAAGAGGGCGGCATCCGGGAGTGGGCAGACCTTGTAAACAAGGAACTGGCTCTTCTCCGCGGCGCTGCACACTTTGAGGATGACAGAGAGGTTCCCATGATAAAAACGTTTGACCTGAAATATTCGGAAGACCGGATGTTTCTGAACAAAATGCGAGAGCTGCACAAATACACCTACTCCAAAATCTGCACCGTACCTTTGGAATATAAGGACCACCTGTCCGACCAGATTTTGCAGTTCGTGGACGATGCGCTGTACTGCACCTTGCAGGGCAACGACAATTTCCCCACGACGCGAAAGCAGTATGAGGCGCGGGATAAGTACCTCAAACGGGCAATCGACAATCTGAACGGATTGCAGCGGCCATTGTATGCGCTGTGGAACGTCATGTGTTACAGTGAGAATACAATGGACGAGTGGGCGGGGCAGATCAATGAGTGCATCAAGCTCCTTTCCGGTTTGCGCAGCTCTGACAAGAAGCGCTTCGGGAAGCTGAAATGATGGTTCCAATGGTGGCACGTTGTTTTAGGCTTTGCCGGTGGTATTGGCTTCGCGATGCTTCGGTGTCCGCGTCTACCAACTTCAACAATGTGAACAACAACGGTAATGTGGGCAACAACAACAACGCAACGAACAACAACGGCGTTCTGCCCCGGATTCAATGTTTGAAAGTAACCATGTATAAGGGTGAAAATATCCAGAGAATATTGAAGGAACGTGCAACCATCCGTCTGTAACGGCGGTAAATTGATGGCTGGCCTGTGTTAAGGCTGGCGCACCGTATCGGTGTCCCTGAGCGGGGCGGCGGGACGATTCTTTCATGGCAGGTCATGTGCTGGGCCTGTTTCATCACCGCTTCGCAAACCTGTTTAGAATGCACACTATAAGTAGCAGGAAGGGCGTAGATTCTTTGACCAATCGAGAACAAATCATGGCTAGGATAGAGCGAAGTAAAGCTCGGAAAGCCGCAAAACGAGAAGCGCGGGCGCGTGGGTCGTGGCGTGAGAACGGCAGCATTGATCTGGAGCTGCTGACCGTGGCCGTGAATGATGCCGCTCGCCGCTGCTGCTGGCATGGGAAACCGGTCCGGGAGCAGATAGAAACCGCGCTGGAGCCGCGCACTCCCTATGCGGAGCTGCGTATCAAAGCTCTGGACCGGGTAAAGAGCCGAGAACAGCGGTTGCAGGACGTGACACCGCTCGGAGACTTCCGCAGCGTGTTCACGATTCAAAACCTCATGAAGTCTTTGCAGAAGCGCCGGAAAGGCGTCGAGTGGAAAGGCAACGTGCAGCGCTTCATCTTCCACGCAGTCTTGAAGTTGAAACGGCTGAAAGACTCGCTGCTGGAGGGTAAACTGAACGTCGATGCCACAATCCGACGAATCATGCTACATGAGCGCGGCAAGCTGCGCGAGATCCATGCAGTCATGATTGACTGCCGCGTTGTGCAGGGCTGCTATTGTGACAGCTGCCTTGTGCCGCTGACAGAGCGCACCCTGATTCGAGACAACCCGGCCAGCGTTAAGGGAAAGGGCGTCACAGATGCCCGGAACCGGCTGGCAATGTTCCTGAAAGAGCTGGCCGCGAAATACGGCAACGGCTTTTTCATTATGACCGGCGACTTCACAAAGTTCTTTGACCACCTCCGGCACAGCGATTGCCTGAAAAGATTCCGAGAAATCCGGCTTGACCGGATGCTTCAGGGCCTTGGCATGAAGATCGCCCGGATGTATCAGGAAAACGAGCTGCATGAAATTGCCGACGAAGCGGAACGGGCGGCAAAAGCGGAGCAGCTGCGCCGGCATAAAGGCATTGGCCTGACGCTGGGCAGCCAAGAATCGCAGACCATGGCGCTGGTTATCCCGAATGGGATTGACCATGCCGTCAAGGACAAGCTGGGCGTCCGGGCCTACGAGCGGTACATGGACGACACCATGGCTGCTGGCCCCTCGAAAGAGGAGCTGAAGCACGTTGGTCAGACTATCCAGAGTGAGGCGGCCGAGGTTGGGCTTTCGATGAACGCCAAGAAAACGGCAATCACAAAAGCCTCCAAAGGTATGAAGTTCCTGCAAATCTATTATAAGGTGACGGACACCGGGCATCTGGTGAAGAACCTCGTGCGAGCTGGCATCGTCCGAATGCGGCGCAAGCTGAAGAAGTTTGCAAAGATGATTCGGCGCGGTGTCATGCGGCTGGATGATGCTTTCGCGTCGTTCTCTGCGTGGTTTGGCAACTCCTATCACGCCGACGCATACCGTACCAGAAAGGGAATGCTGTCCCTGTACTGGCGGCTGTTCCACGGATACCGAATGGAAGGAGTGTACGCATGATTTTTTATAAAATCCTTGCAGATGGCAAGGTGCTGGACGTCAATGACGTGTTTCTGCGCTGGCAGCCCAAACATGGCGTGATGCTCGTCTGCGACCCTGCAAAGGCAGAGTTCATCTGCCCGCGGGATTGCAGCGGGTACTATCATCCGTCGTGGCTCAACAAGCCGCCGGAGGGTGCTGTGTACGACGGCGAGATTGACGCCGAAGAAATCACCGAGGCTGAATATAGAGCGCTGCTGGAGCAGCTGGAGGCGGGCGGAACGGTGGACAACCCGGAGCCCGACCCCGGCGGCACTGGCGGCGAAGATACCGGCACCGGCGGCGATAACACAAGTGACAACGGCGGGCAGCAAAAGCCCGCCGTTGCAGATATAAAGCAGTTGGTTGACACCTGCGCTGGCTTGCAGAAGCAGGTACAGATGTTGACGGACTGCTTGTTAGAGATGAGCGAGGAAGTCTATGGCTAAGTTGGCCGGGGACATTCTTGCTCATTTTCTTTGCAAAATTTTGGGAAAGGAGGGTGCGTTTATGATGGCAATGCTGTGGGCACAGCAGATCATGTTCGGCAAAAAGACTTTTGCTGAGGTTCCTGTCAAGCTGAAGAACAAGGTTCGGGAGCTGCTGATTGATTCCGGCTGCGAAGACCTCGTCACCGAGGACTAAGCGGGCAAAACAGGAAAGGCGACTGCGTGAAGATACGCGGCCGCCTTTTTATTATGGAGGACTGACCATTGAACATCGACGACATCAAGGAACTTTTTACAGCGGGGGGCGGGGCGCTCGTAGTCCTCCTGACCCTCGTGCAGATTTCGCCCATCAAGCTGAATCCGTGGAGCAAGTTGGCCCAGCTCATTGGCCACGCTCTGAACGCCGAGGTGCTGGAACAACAGAAGCAGACACAGCAGAAGCTCGACGAACACATCAAAGTTGACGACGAGCGAAACGCAAACCTGCTCCGCACCCAGATTTTAAGGTTCAATGACGAGCTGATTGACGACAGGCATCACACGAGGGAGCATTTCATCGAGACATTGGCCGTCATTGACGCCTATGAGGACTACTGCCGTAGCCACCCGAACTATAAGAACAACCGCTGCATCTGTGCAGTGGCGAACATTAAACGTGTGTACAATGAGCGGCTCCAGAAGCACGACTTTTTATAAGGAGGCATGAGGCGTGAGCGTTATTATCTACCAGCGCGGCGACAGAACCGCGCTGACGAAGAATTTCAGCCGGAACGAGTTCGACTGCCCGTGCGGCTGCGGAACTCAGATGGTAGATCCGGAGCTGGCCGAAAAGCTCCAGCGTATCCGGGAGGTGACCGGGAAGAAAATCAAAATCACTTCCGGCTACCGCTGTCTGAAGCATAATCAGGAAGCGGGCGGCGGCACGAACAGCCGCCACCGCTACGGCATGGCTGCCGATTGGCGGCTTGATGATCGGAGCCTGAACCCGGTGGCATTGGGAATCCTTGCGCAGGCCGCAGGGTTTGGCGGTATCGGGATCTACTGGTACGCGGGCAATGCGTTCTGTCACGCAGACACGCGGAGCAGCAAGGCAACGTGGCTCTGCGATGCTGCGAAGCACTATCCGTCCACCACATACCTGAAATTCATCCTGCCGACCATTAGGCGCGGCTGTACCGGCGATGCGAACTGTGTCGCAACGAAGTTCCTTCAGCGGCTGCTCGGCCTGACCCCGGACGGCCTGTTTGGCAAGGCCACGGAAAACGCGCTGCTCAAGGCGCAGGCAGCACACAAGCTGACCCCGGACGGCATCTGCGGCCCAGCGAGCTGGAAAGCTATTTCCGGGGTCGATAAGTACATCTGACCTATCCCACTATCATAAACGACACAAAGCGCCCCAGAGGGGCATCTCCGGGGCGCTGATGAACATAAAGGAGAAATATCATGGAAGCTATGCTTAGTTTTATTCCCGCGCCCATCGCTTTTGCCCTGATGCTGGTGGGCTTTGTTTCGCTGGCGGTCGGTGGCATCCGGTTGGGCTACAAGGCCACCGTCAAGGATCTGGCGCTTGAGCTCGTCAACAAGGCCGAACTGTCCATCATGGGCAGCGGGCAGGGTGCCAAAAAGAAGAAGCAGGTGTTCGCCGCTCTCCGCGCCAAGTGCCCGGCGGCTATCCGCTGGGCCATCACCGACGAGGTGCTGGATGCTGTCATCGAACACGCCTTTGATGTTATGACCGCAGCACTGGGCAAAAAGTCTTGACTGCTGCATGAGTGCCGTGTAAAATAGAGGCACTTGAAAAGCTTCGGCTTTTGTAGAGAGCGGCCCGGCATGGTCCACTCTTGATTTTATATTTGGCTACCTCGGTAGCGCGCAAAAATCCCCCTGCATTGACCTTCGGGCCAGTGTAGGGGGATTTTTTGTTTGTTTAGAACTTCATCTGTGCAGCATCTTCAACACTCACATCGTCGAAGCACCGGGTCAGTTCATCGAGGACTTTGCGCTGCGTCTTCTCACTCAAACCGGCGTTGCGCATCGCCATGACACAGTAGCCGATGCAGGCTGCGTTTGACCACGGTCCATTCAGTGACAGGAGCATTTCTTCCATATCGATTACCTCCGAAGATCTCCAGCTGGTCAATGTCGTCAGGCGACTGGGCGATAATCTTTGCAGGCCAATCGCACCCGCCGGGAACTTCGATGCGCCACAGGTACAGGTTGTCATCAAAGTAGAAATCGTTCGGGATGTACCGCTCTTCTGCATCGGTGCCCTCGATATCCAAGATGTATTTTCCGAGGGCGCCGAAAACCTCCAGCCGGGTGGGAGCCTTGTCGCGGTCGTTCATATCGTACAGCTTGATATCGCAAGCTGTTCTGTTGCGGAAGGAAACCTCGGAAATGGTGCCAGTGTATTTGTAGAGTTTCATGTCTTAGACCTCCTTGACTTCCACGGTCTTGAGGCTGCCCTCGATGTAGCCACGGCCACGCAGATGTTCGCAGCTCCAGCAGAAACCGATTGCTCGCTCACGGATGAAGTAGGCGGTATGGTCCGCACGATCCTCATTGAATGCGGCGTGGATTTCTTTTGCCCGCTCGTCTTCCACCAGAATAGAGGCACTGGCCTCGCCGATTTCGCCGTTCTGACCGTGCTTCATGTCCTTGGAATCGTAAGTAAAGATTACCTTTTTCATTGTTTTGCCCTCCTCAGTGCAGCTGGGCGCTGTGCTGGTTGTAGGTGACGGTATACACGCCGCTCTGCTTGGTGATCTGGATGTTGCTCACCACGACACGCTTCAGGCCGAACTTCCGGCGAACGAATTCCTTGACCAGCGGAGAAGCCTTTTCGGGAAGGTGCTTCTTGATGCGGCAGTCACGGCGGCAGTAGCGCTCGAAGCGCTTTTCATCGGCTGCGGTGGCCTCCTCTCGCGTTCCGTAGAACACGGAATCGTCGCGGTTGCTGCTCAGCTTGTAGAACTTCTCGCAGGAGATGACATCCAACCGGGTGTTCCAGATGACATCGCCGCGCTGGTTATCGTTGGGCTTGACGTTGTCAGCGGCGATGCCGACCACGAGCTTCAGACCTTCCAGCTGGTTGTAATCTTCCCATTCGGTGAAGCTGTCCAGCAGAACGCGGACAATCTGCTTACCGTCGGTCAGGTCGATGTGAGCGATCTCGCCCTGACTGCCGGACATCGAAGCGGTGTTGATGATATAGCCCTGTGCGATGTAGCTGCTGACAGTCTCGGTGAACTTGCGGTTAATATCGATGTACTTCATTGTGGTACCCTCTTGTCTTTCTGGCCTTACTCTGATAAAATAGAGGGCGGCCGGGGTAAGGCTCCCGGCTCGCCGTTGTTTCGGTGTTGAAGATCAGTTGCTTTGGACGGTGGCTGGTCTTCTTTTTTTATTCCTCCATGATTTTCTTGACGCTCTCTCTAAGCTCTTCCAGCGTGTCGCACTTCTCGATGAGTTCGAGGATTGCTTTGAGCAACGCCTTGGTTACGTTCATGTCTTCCATTCACCTCACTCCTTTCCGTAAGGGGCTTTCGCTCTCTGCCTTACATCTACATTGTACACCTTTTCGGTTTACTTGTCAATAGTTTTGATAAACTTTTTTGATTTACTTTGAAATAAAAGAGGTTGACAAGTAATTGATTTTGGTGTACTCTATACATGAAAGGAGTGGATGAACACATGACAGTGTCGGACATCATCAAGGGGCTGCTTTCCATGACAGGGAAGAAGCAGACAGATCTGGCCGAAGTCCTCGGTATGAGCAGCAAGCAGGCAATGAGCAACAAGGTGCGCATGAACCGCTGGTCGGCGGATGACCTTATCAAGGCAGCAGAACTGTGCGGCGGCAAGGTTGCAATCATCATGCCGGATGGGCAGACCATCCAGCTGCGCAATGATGAAGATGAAAAAAGCCCGGACGAATAAACGTCCGGGCAGGGGAGAGGTGCTTACTTTTTGCGGCTCTTGCTCACCGTTTTCGGGATTCGCCGGACCTCTTTTACTCTGCGCACCTCATTCGGCTCATAAATAAGTAAGTCGCTGAGTGTGCAGTCCAGGGCTTCACAGATAAGGTCGAGGTCATCCAGATTGACCCGATCGGAGAAGTCATGATACATTTCGTTGATGGTCTGGCTGCGGATCCCGGTGGCGCGAGCAAGTTCGCTCTGCGTCATCCGCCGTTCGCCAAGGCGGGTGGACAGCATAATCCTAATCATAGCCTGTATCTCCTTTGCCAAGAATTTTACCGATTTGAAACCGGCTTGTCAGGATTTTGGCAGAAAAATACAGAATATGGCAAATTAGAACGAAATACGGAAAACTGAAACGAAAAAGGCCCGGAACCTGCGTGCGTAACGCAAGGCTCCGGGCCTTTTTCAATGCCGATTAGTGAGCGTCGGTTTTCTATCGACTGTTGGAAGAGGACAAAACAAAACGAACACAGAACCCACCATGCAGATGGAACTGTGTTCGCCTAGCTCTCTAATGGTTGGGGATGAGAGAATCGAACTCCCACAAGTAGAGTCAGAGTCTACCGCACT